TTAGAATAGAGTAGCCTAAGGCAGATGAATCTGCAATGGAAATTTTGCAATGAAAGGGAATTTTACACCTGGACGCGAACTTTCAACACAGCCACTTTTGCGATTTGGGGAAATTTTTGCACAACCGCAACTGGGACACACCAATCCCAACAGTGAGTTACCATAACCCCAACCTGGGGAGGTATCATATACATGACAAATCCCTTCATGATTATCATATTTACCACCACGGCGAAGTATTCTTTTTCCCCCTGAAAATTTCAATACTTCCCCCACCTCTTGACTTTTTAATATATTAATAGTATGTTATGCGAAACGCCATTGCAACAAGGCATTCTAACATCGCTCCTACGCTGGCGACTACGGTATGCGCGATGGAATGTTGTGTTGCAGGCGTCGCAATAACAAAATTATGAAGGAGGGTTTAGCAAATGGAAGACAGTTTATTTAATGAGTTGAGGTGTTGTCTATTGGAGAGTGGAAAAGTTTCACCAAATACACCCTATTCAATACCGCAACTAAATAGTCTTCTGACATATTCATCTAGGGAAGAGATTAAGGAATTTAGAGAAAAACTTATCCGGGATGAATTTGCCGAGAAGGTTAATATTTTCAAAAATAAATTCAATGCCTATTCATATAACAAAGGTTGGAGGATTAGATTTCTACAGAAATTTTTCCAACATGAATCAAAGACTAATGTTAATAAACAAGAAAATTCTGGAATTTCTACTGATTTAACAAAATTGCAATTTTGCCCAGGTTGTGGTAAGTTATTACATGTAACATTAGCATTAGGGGATGTTAATATTACCTAGCAACAGGAGGATCTTATGCCATATACGCTATTTCATATCTGCTACCACCTAACCATGGGAAAGGAATATTCCAGGGAGGATTTATCAAGAATCTGGTCTATGCCATATGCTAAAGCAATCGCAATGGTGGGGTTATTACTAGAAAAGAAATTATTAATAGAACTCTCAGATGGAAATGTAAAACTAACCCGCAAAGCTATAGTAGAAATGTTCGACGGAGCAGATAACAAGCTACAAATGTCATTTGGAGAATGGGAACTTTCCAAGCGGTGCTACCATTGCGATTCAGTGATGACAACAAGCGTTTATATAAAAAAACAACCAAAGACCACAGAACCGCAAAAGGTGTATGTATAACCATGCCGGGGAGATATAGATACTATCAGGGAATAACCATAGATGATATCGCGGAAGTAATCAAACTGGGATTTGAGCCTGTGGATATTTCCAAAATGCCAAGAAACACCGATAGCGAAAATGAAAAATATCTCCTGGCAAAGCTTCAGGGTGTAGAAGAGGGTACAATTGCAATTTCAGAAGATCAACTAAAGGCTTTAGATATGGAACTTAAAGTTGCAGGTATGTACAAAGGTACCACTAGAACAACATACAACGTCTCTGTGGATGCATCTATAGAATCCTTACTTGCGGATTGGAAAGATTCCAGACATACCTTGAGAAAAAATTCCACAGTAGTAGGTCTACCAGAAATTGGCGGACCGCAAATTGAAGAAAAAATATTAAAAGCAAAAAGGGGTGATTAGCTGTGGCAAATTCTTCCCAGTTAAATGTAGTATTTCGTGTTGCGGAACTGGCTGATTTAGAGCTTCCTAGATATCATAGATTTCTTCGAGATGAATCAACATCGGATGAAAAACAAGTAGCTCATATTTGGGAGACTAATGGCACTAGTGCAACTACATATTATATAGATCACCTCACCTCAGTAACAGATTTAATAATTGAAAATCTAGATACTACAAATTTTGTTACATTAACCTTCAGGACTGGGGCAAATGGAGCCACAGACAATAAAATAAAACTGTTGAAAACCGATATAATCATCCTACAAGACGTAACAGTTGCGAATAATCTAATCTTCACTGCAAATACCGCAGCGGTTAAGTTAAAAATCTCCTACAGAGGGACGTAATCTGGATAATTCCATAGTCATGCAAATGGGAGAAAAGATTCTCTCAGATGCCGGTATTGACCACAAGGTTCTTCTTGTTCCAAATTTCCTAGAATGGGCAGATTTAGTACGAGATGTAATCAAATCCTGGCCTAATAGCAAAAGGGAAGAAACTATTGGATTGAAAGACTTCATTGAATCTTTGAAAAAACTTCGTGATGATTTTGAAGAAGTTGTCAAGGCTGATCCGATGATTCTCTTTCGTCCTGCTCATAGTGTTTCCCTTGATTTTCTATCCAGCACCGCAATGGTACGATATTTCTTCTCTGGAAATCGTTGTAGCAAAACAGAATCAGCTGCATATGACGTTTACGCCGCAATGACTGGTCAGATGATCTATAGACCGGCTCTGCCATTACCAGTTTCAGTATTTGTAGTCGGAACGAATTTTACGCAATATGGCCCCCAAGTATTCGAGAAGAAATTCATAGAAGGAGAACCAGGAAACCCTCTATCTCCGATATTTCCATACGAAGGAAAATGGTTCAACGGCTATGACCGGCATCATAGATTGCTAAGAGTAGCCTGTCGGGAATGTGCAAACCGCAACAAAGCAAGAGACTGTAAACATGCCTCACGGAGTACTCTACAATTATTCTCCGACGAAACTGGACCAGATGCTATAGCCGGGGGACAACACTCCCTTGGATGGTTTGATGAGAATGTAGATGAAACATATTTCTCCGAAGCAATGCAACGTCTACGAAATGTCCCAAAATCCTCTCTTATGGTTACAAGAACACCTCTAGGCGGAAAAAGCCGGTGGGAATATCAAAGATTATACCTAGTCTTCGAACGTGGTGGGGAGGATAATTTAATTCCTGGGAGCGATAGACAACTAGTCTCCTGTCATACTATAGACCAATACTCCGCTGGACTTATAGCCCACCAAGACATTGACGCAATGCGAAAGCTTTATGCTCCAATTGAAGCAGAAGCAAGAATATTTGGCAAGCATGTAGCCTACAGCGAAAGCGCAGTCTTTGATACGTGGATTATGTCAGAAATGTTCGACGAATGCTTGAAGCCGAAGCTAGTGGAACTTCGTGTGACGTGTCTATCAGATGAACTAGAAGATCAATTTGGAAACTGGGACGAAAAAGAACGTCTAGCTGCCTGGGATCGCAAATGTTTCTACATAAGCCATCACAAGATACAATCAGGAGAAATCAAGCCTCTAGAAGCAAAGCAGTCTGGGGGATATAAAATCTTTGAATTCCCAGAACCGGAAGCGCAATATGTCATAGGAGCAGATGTGGCCCAAGGTCTTGCAGGCAGGGACTACTCTTGTGCACAAGTATTGAAGATTATTAAAATTGGCTTGGAATATTTCTACGAACAGGTTGCAATGTTCCATGGGCATATAAATAGCATTGCCTATGCCAAAGTGCTTTATAAGCTAGGGAAGTTTTACAATGATGCTGTAGTAGTCATTGAACGTCGGGGACCAGGAGATGCGACAATTCAAGAAATGACTCGTGAACTAGGATATGATAATATCTTTAGGGATATAATTGACCCAGCACAAACTGGTTGGGGACAAGACTTTGCCTTTGGGATAGATACAAATGTAAAAACCAAAGGAATCATTATAAGTATGCTACAGAATAGCATTAAACATGCTGAAACTGGAAAGCGTTATTTAATAATCAGGGATGTTTACACCCTGGAAGAATTTGGTCATTTCGGCCAGGAGCGTACTGAATCTGGTCTATCCTACAGATTCCGTGGAACCCAAGGAGCACATGATGATACAGTCATTGCGGTTGCGATTGCGATTTATGCTACTGAAACCTATCCGGATTTATTTGACTACGATAAAGAAAGAAGACGAAAACTTAGAAAAATCGCAGAGTTATCAGAACATGATACCAATTTCTGGAGCGATGTCCATAAGACAGAGGAGGAAAATTCGCGAGAGGAATCAGAGAGTTATGTATAGCCTATCTAAGTACTAGCCAAATATACATAAATGTGTATATTTACCTTGGATGATCATAATGTGTCTAACGGCTCTCTCCCTGGTATCTGTAAGTACCCTCCTGCTTACACTCTATGCCCTACTGCGCCGGGGAGAGAGTCAAACTGAATCATTTGAAAGAATGCTGGGGAAACAACAGGATGCAATTGAGAAGTCCTTTGACCAACTAGCCCTTTTGCGATCTGCAAATCCCATAGAACACGCCCAAGCAAATGTCTATACGCAAGAATCTGTTGAAGCAATCAAACACCAGAATAAAACTGAATCAGAAGCTAATAGAATTGTAAATAATCCTAGAGTATTCAAAGATGCTGATGGAAATGTCTACGACATAATTGCTGACCCGGCAGGGTTTACTAACCAAAATTCAAATTAATGCTACATTACAAATCTCCAGAAATGCTTCTACAATCGCAATTACCTGGAGCTTCTGATGTTGAAGCAGCATTACAAGCTATGGGAGAGGCATCTATGGTTGTTGAAGGAATGCCTTATCCGGTAGATATTCCAGATTGGCGAATTGACGCTGCTGATTTTTACGGTGCCAATGGTAACATATCAGGAGAAATGTCTAGTGATCTACCTATGCAAGATCCATTTAGTTCCCCAGAACAACAGGAGAATGCGGATTCAACATTCATCGACGAAAAGGCCTTACGAGAAGCAATGATCTTAGAAATGCAAGAACGCAAAAACTTATCCAATAAATACCAACAAATGACAGCGGCACAAAATAATCAGAAAAAAAATATACTGAAGCAGTTTAAACCAGAACTTGTCCAATTTTAACCACATGGCGGTGAATTCTTCTAGAGATATAGATCCAACTGGAATTGCTGAAAGCTGGAAAGATGCAGAGCACTATATTGCTGGGCAGGAGGAAAAAGAATCGGTTTCAGTATTACAGAGGCTATTTGAAAAAGCGCAGTCATCCAGACAGCCTTATGAGTATCGTTGGGAGGTAAATAGGCAATATGCAAAAGGGGAACAGATAACCGCAAGACGCAGGGTAGATGGGGAGATTGTTAGATTAATCATAGATCGTGACTCTCAGAGAAATTTCTATTCTATAGACAACATTATCCACCCAACCGCCCAAGCTTTGATAGGAAAATTTACTAGAATAATCCCAACCGCAAGGGTAATTCCAGCCTCTTATGACTCATCAGATGCCAGAGCCGCAGATGTAGCGTCGGAATTTTTAGATTACAAAATGCGTGAACAGAAACTACGAGTAAAATACATCCAAATGATTCGTAGTATGGTAACCTTTGGCACAGCAGTTGTAGAGTGTTGTTGGAATCCGGAAGCTGGAAAGGAACTATCCTGGTGTGAACAATGCGGCTACCAAGGAGGTGTGGAGGAATTAGGCAATTGCCCCCAGTGTATGGCATTATATGCAGAGCAAATACCACTAAAGCTCATAAATGAGGGGGATGTAGTAGTACAAAAACATGACACTAGAGACTGGTTTCCGGAACCTGGGGTGTTGGCAATTGAGGACATGAGATATTGCTTCTTGCGAAAGGCTATTCCAATTTCGGATTTAAGAAAGCATTACCCAGAAAAGGGAAAATATGTAGCAGCAGAACAAGGATTGTACGTAGACAGATCCATTGCTATCTCTGGGACTAGTATTGTAAATAACTCCTATACCACTCAATATCTGGATGAGCATGTATATTTATACAGATACTTCGAGGCTCCATCAGAGACATATAAAAACGGTCGTATTGTTAGCTTTGCCAATGGGATTATCCTAGAACAAACTCCGAATTATTACTACAAGCTTCTAGGTAGAATGCCATTTTTTGACTTTAACCTCTTCGACAGAGAAGGGGAATATTGGGGGGAGTCATTTATAGACCAGTGTCACAGCATTCAAAGGGAGCGCAATGGGCTTCTTTCTGAATTGCGGGCGGCTAGATCATTGACTAATCGTCCGAAAATGCTAGTGGCAAATAACTCTCACATTGGTGTGGATCAAATTGACACTACTCCTGGACAGATTTTGTATTACAAAAGTGCCTTTCCACCACCAAAATATCTGACTCCCCCAGAAATGCCACAGTATGTCTATGCAGAGCTAAATCGCATGGAGGCAGCAATATGGTCCAAAGCGATGGTTACTCCACAGGATTTAGGCATTACCAAAGGAGACCCCTCGGGTCGTTTTGCTGCAATTCAGGAGGCGCAAGCATCAGAAAGCATAGGCCACATTATGGCACAGGTGATTGATGAATGGATGGAGATGCATAGAGCTATACTGCTTATAGCACAGAAATATTACTCTCCTGATAGAATATGGGCATCTACTGGATCAGAACGACCACGTACCTACTCTTGGGGGGAGATTAATCTCGCAGATGGTTGGGATATTATCATGACAGAGGATGATAGTCTCAGCAAAAACCCCGCATTGCGAATTCAGCAGGCAAATGAAATGTGGGACCGTGGGTTGTTTACAAATCCAGCAACCGGCATGCCAGATAAGCATAGCTATTTTCGTATGACTGGGGTAAAAATGCCAGGGACAAACCCATCAGCAGAAGACGCTATGCATTTATATGCCTCCCAGATTCCAGATGTTGTTTTGCAAAATATACTCGATCCGCAAAATAACCCCCCATTTCAACCTCGTTGGTGGGATGATGCGGCAATTTGCCGGGATGAGCTAATCAGTTGGTTACGAGCTGCTGGTAGAAATGCCCACCCCGCTCAAGTAGAAATGGTTTCACAAATAGCTTGGCTGTATGCGAGTAATAGCGTATACACAGCTATGGATCAGAATATGCTGCCAATGACTGGTGTGCCGCAGCAACAACAAGGGGTTAAACAAAATACCGTAGGTATGGGTTCTGGTGCTGCTAGCAATACCCTTGTAAAACCAGCGCAATCGCAACAGCAAGAGGCAGCGGAGCATGTACAAAACGCTGATGCTAGCGGAGAACAAATCGCAAGGATGTCAGAGAGGCATGAATCATAGAATATAGGGGAATAAAATGGAAACAGAAGAAAACAAAAATGCTGAAGTGCTAAATCCAGAAAGTAAAGAGGTTGGGTTTAGAATAACAGAACTTGTTGAGGCTAAAACAGAACCACAGCAAATAGAAAAAAAGACAACTTCTACCAAAAAAGAACCTGTGGCTAAAAAAGAAGCAGCAGTCGTAGAAGTTGATCCCTTTGCTGAAGCAGAACGATTATTCGACACCGGGTTGCAGGAAAAACTCCCTGAAGATATTGATCCGCTTCAAAAGGAACTAGATAACATCACTGGGTTACCGGATAATATAAAAACTCAATTACTAGAAACCGCAAAGGCAAAAACAGCAGCAGAGAAATCCTTTCGTGGATTATTGGATAATTACCAAACCAAGGAGCAAGAATGGCAAAATTGGGCACAGCAAGTCGCTGAAGCTAGGCAGCAGGATCAGATTCAACTGGCTGAATTGCGTGCTAGAGTGGAAATGATGTCGAAGGGCTATAGCCAACAACATAAAATAGAGGAGGACCCCTACAAGCAATTGCAAGGAGACTTTCTTAGTGAAGCAGACAAACGGACTAAAGAATTGTTAGAAAACAGCCTCAAGCCTCTGCAGGAAAAACTTACTGCATATGAAACTAGGGAAAAACAAGCGGCAGAACAGCGAGAAAGATATCGCAAATCGGAAGAATATCGCAAGGCAGCAGAGGTTGAAGTAGTTAATAGGCTCCTAAATGGCTTTGCCCCAGAGGTAGTTCAAGAATTATCCGCACCTCTAAGCGCAATGGTTATTAGGAATTCACTAGTTAATAATGTTCCCTTTGCGGCTTCGGCTTCTGCTTTGGAAAAAATGCTCCTAGGTTGGTCTAAAAATTACATTCGAGCGAAAGCAGCACAGATGAAAAATTCAACAGGTCTATCCCAAGAGACTCAAAAAACATTAGCCTCATCTCGTGGGGAATCTGCAACAAAAGGACGTGGTGTACCTAGTGGTGAGGATTCAATCAAACGAGGATTTAAAGATCCTCTGGATGAAATGGTAAAAACAGGAGTGTGGATTTCTTGATAATTAAGCACCATGTTGCGATGATAACTTACAGAGATTCTAAAAAACTTCTCCTGAAACTAAAACGTAAATACAGAGGAAAATCACCAACGAAAACACCACATTTGTCAGATACGACCTATGGCCTTACTGAAAAAGAATGCAAAAAATTATTGAAATATCTTAAATTTCCTAGTAAGGAATAACCAAACTAAAATAGATCTGACAATGTACCCTAGATGGTTACTCCATTCTCTCGTTGGGGGATTTAATGGTTGACGGTGTATCAATTGATACTTTTGGTGCAAATTTTATTCACTATCTACCGGGTGTCACGAAGACACTAAATCTTTTCTCCCTAGCGAGACTTCTTCCTAAGGGTTCCATTAAATGGGAAGGTAAAAATCTTGAGTGGACAACACATTTAAAGAGAAATCCAGCTATCGGTGCTGTTGCGGATGGTGGAGCTTTACCTGCGGCTGGAAAACAAGGCTATGAAATGGCCAAGGCGTTTCGGAAAAATATCGTTGGTAGTATAAAACTAACGGATAATATTTTAAATAACGCCGCAACTACTCAGCATGCCGCTATTTCTGTGTTGGATAGTGAAATGCGGGGGTTGATGGAGTCTATTAGGAAATTTGAGAATTATTATTTCACCCGTGATGGTACTGGGGTAACTACCCTTCTAGGCTCTGTTGTTGATGGATCGACTATTACGGTGGATGATGGTAGGGGAATGTGGGATGGAGCAAATTTCCAAATCCTTGATACCGATGGATCCACCGTCCACGCGAATTTTGAGGTTTCGAAAATTTCAAGAGCTTTTACAGCTGCTAATGAGGTAACAGTTACTCCCGTTTCAGCCATTGCGGCCGGTTCTCAAGCTGATGGAGATTACATCGTTTGGAAAGGCTCTGCCGGTGTGCCGGTGAGTTCGTATAACCTCATGCCAGTTGGATTAGACAAACTAATTGATGACGCATCAGGGACATTTCAAAACATTAGCACATCTACATATCCTAGATATACTAGTCCAGTACTTAGTAATTCTGGTTTGAAACGCCCCCTTACACCATCATTGTTTCGCCAGATGCTATTGGCAATCAAACAAGAATCAGGGTTAGATGCTGAAGTTACAGTCTTGGGGAGTCATGGGCAAGGTATTGCTATGGAGGAAATGTACGAGGGGGATCTTAGAATTAATGAAACAACCACGGTAGGTGGAGTGAAAATTGCAAGGTTCCAAAGCTTTCTCGGAACGGTAAATGTAGTCACTGATCCAGATTCACCTTATGGCGTGTTGTTTTTCGCTGATATGTCCCAAATTTCTCGCGCGGTACAAAAGGAACTGGATTGGCGAAGACCTCCTAAGAGTGAGGGTGGAATTTTTGTAATGTCTACGGCGAATTTATCTTACACTGCTACGTGTTTGGAAACTTTGGAATATATCATCTTCCAAAGAAATCGTTGTGGAAAGATTAAAGATCTAGACGAACAATTTGTCACGGCTTTTGGTTAATGGTTGATACAATCGCGGCTGTAGCAAGGCTGGGGGATTAAATGGCAAGAGGATTAACACCCTGGGCATTTGGGGATTCTGAAACAGGATATGGTCGTGGATTAGGGATTTTAAAAGTCTCTATGGGTGCTAGTGATTCGACGAAGTATCCATTTAAATCTAAGAAACCTCCGTTTAAGATTGAAATTATCAACGCATGGGGGGTGATGACAGCTGCTGGTGGAGCATTAGATACAGTGGTTATTAAAAATGGTAGTACAGCAGTTACTAATACAGCAGATGTGTCAACTCTTGCGGATAAGGATATTTTTGATTTTTCTTCATTGAATGATGATAAATATCAATTAACAGTGAATGATGAATTATCAGTGGTAACTGTATCCGGTGCGCCCTGTATGGTGTATATTCTATTTATGAGGGTTGTCTAACATGGGAATGCCTACTGACGCCGCCTTAGCAGAGGCTAAAATCTGGGTTGGTTCTTCAGCAAATAGAATGGTTCCTGTATCAGTGTCTGGTGATGCTACAATAAGTGCTGCTGGGGTGGTAGCACTTGCGGCACAGATTATCAATGGAGCAGATTTAGCAAATGTTGTAGATGCCAATGTCATTGGTGGCGTACAGGTGGTGCATCGTATTACCATCGCAGATGCTACAGCAAATACAGACGTAGTGCTAACGCATAAGACTAGAGTTATTGATGCTTATGCAGTAAAAACTGCTGCTGATGGTGGAGCAGGAGACCAGGTAATTGTACAAAACGGCGCTAATGCTATAAGTAATGTCATCAGTCTTAATGCTGTAGATAAAACCTTAGTGAGGGTTGGTACTTTAGACGATGCCCAGTGGAGTATTGCAGCTGGTGGAACATTGCGAATTGCTGCCACTAAAGCTACAAATTGCGCTTGCGAGGTAGTGGTTATTGGAATACGCACTACATAATTAAAACGAGGATTACTTAAGGAGATATCTTATGGCTGCTGCTAATGTTGTAAATGAAGGCTCTATTAATTTCGGTGGAGGGATCCAAGTTATTATGAAGGAGCTAAACACCCTTACTACAGATCAAGATGAGGATGTTGCTCACGGTGGACCATCGGGTGTGCTTCCTGTTGCGGTTATTCCGGTTCAAACTGCCCAAGCTACATCTGAGGAGTTAGTAACTTGTTCTTGGAATAAAGCCGCTGATAGTGCCGCGAATAATACCTGTAGGTTGGTATTTGCGGTTGAAAATGGTGGAAGTATTTCCGGAGCAAAATTCAGAGTTTACTTCGTGTTTCTACAAGCTGCCTCTGGTGGTGTTTCGTAGAGCTATGCTTATATTGACGTCATGTCACATGCTCCTTCTTGGGTAACTGATCAAGTTCAACAAATTCACCACCGAGCCAGAATAGGATTTGATCCATGGCAACCTGGACAAACTGGTGAGGGACAATTTTATCTCCTACAATTGTTTCACAGAAAAGATGCAGAAAAAACATATTCTGGATATTGGAATTATCGGGGTCCCATTTTCGGGAAAGACTTTGATAGATTAACCTATACCCCAATAACAATCGCGAAATTATCTCATTTAGATGTTTACCAAGGGGGTGTTATTACAAAGTTAAAAGAATGGATTATCCCAATTCGCAAACGTATTCGAGAAAATCGTGAGACATTGGGAAATTTGTACGACAGAGAAGCAACAGAAATATCAGGTGCAGCGGGGGAGGAGTTGTATTGGAGAGCAAAAAAATCCATATTTGGTCCCCAGGTAGTAGCAAAAAAATTCTTGACAAAAGAAGACAAAGATGTTCTATGTGGAGATAAGATGGAACGCGATCGTATCAAAATGAGAGAAAGTCTGCTACCTAAGGGTGATTTAGGGTAATAAATGGTATGGACTTTAGATCGCAAAGGGCTAAGGGAAAAATTATCATTCATCTTAAACATGAACCCAAAGCAGACTAATCAGGATTTCATCGGCCCAACTGGAAATACCAATAAATATCTAGACGAAGCAATTAACGAAGCCTATAGGGCTGTAGTAAACGAAGCGATGCTAGAATGTGGGTATGATTGGTTTAAGAGAGTTTATTCCTTCACTTGGGCGGCCGATGCTGATACGCAGCAAGTTCCTGATGATATTCTCGGGAAGGATATTCTAGAATTACGTGATACCACAGATGATGAAATGGGAACACCACTAGTTTTCTGTGACTACTGGGTGGATGGAGCAATTCACTGGGAAGATCGCAAGACGCTAAGATGGGGAACAACTGGGCCATCTAGAATTACTACAATATCTGCTGTTTGTTTGGAAAATCCTCAAGACTTAGTATCGGATAATGATGAGCCATTTTTAATCCCAGTGAGATTTAGGGATATTATCTCCTGGAAAGCCGCAATTTTACTTCGTACCATGGCGGATGAACTTGCCCCAGAATCGTGGATTTTGCGGTTCATAGAATTGCAAGAGCAGTTGCATACTACCTTAGCCAGAGGAAAACCTAGCATGAATAACCCCTCACGCATACGAATTAGTGATCCCTATGAGTTTTAATGGAGAAATAAAATGACAAATATCTCTACCGCAGTTTCGGTTAGAAATATCTCGGATGTTACGCAGAATATTTTTGTAGATGGGGTTAGGTATGAAATCCCGGCACAAGAATTACGGGTATTACCAGAGGATATCGCAAAGGAATTTATACAACTTCGTGGAAGGTTTATACAGAAATATCAAGAAGTAAAAATACCACCACCACTTGGGCCGTATGAAAAAGCAGTCTGGATCGCAAATGCTAGTGGTAATCCACTCATTACCCCCGAGGTATTTATTCGCAAACGAAATAGAAAAGAGCACAGTTGGGATATGGTAGCATCTCCAAATCCGCTATTAGTTCCAAGAGTTGTTATGGAAGATATGCATACTTCGGAACGAATTGTGTCAACACCAGAGGGAGATGGAGAAACTTCATTGCATTTTCCTCCGATTAGGATCGAAATTCCTCCATTTATTAGAGTACCAGTCCCAGAACATGTTGCGGAATTTCTACTGCGAAGGGATAATATGAGAGAGGAGCATTTGCGCGGACAGATTTGTCAAGTGCGTCCACCGTCTGAATGGGAGGCGAATGATAGTTGGTCGTATGAGGACTTGAGGACATATGCATTTTTACTAGACAGACAAGGCATAAGGCCGGAAACATTTTGGTCCCCAGGGGTCTACGCCGACGCGTCAAGACTACAAGCTAGAATTCAAGTTGCTAGGGCTCATAATGATATTATCTATCTAACATTATCAGAGGCGAAGTTAGAATTATGGAAAAGAATTTTCTTTCGATTGATTGATGAGCGTTATGGATTGCCATCAAGAGAAGAATTTGCTTCTGCCAAGGCGGATAGTAAGATTCAGATTTCAATTTTGGGAAATGAAGAAGCAAATAAGGCAGCTAAGGAAAACGCAATCGCAAGAGCTAAGGCCGCCAAAGCAGATATGGAAGTAACAACTGGTGCATAGTGTCGAGACAAACCCAAAAATCCATCCGGTTGTACTTCAACAAGGGGATTAATGAAAATTCTGAAATTGCGGATGTTAAAACGGAATGTGCTGAAGCGTTGAATGTGTGGGCACCAAGTGGGCATATCCAGAAAAGGCCTGGGTATATTTCAATAAATACTTGCGCAACTTACGGCACTGATACCTCTGGGGCTATAACAAAGACTACCCTAAAAGAAGATCCACTAGGTACATTCACATCTTCAAATGGGAATATTTCTAGTTTAGGAGTTGATAAAAGATGGTATTTAGGGTTTTCTAGTTTAGGAAAAGTAAATGATTTTTTTACTATTAATATTACCGCCTTACCGAAGGATATTATAGGAATTGGTTTGTTTATAACAGCCCATAACTCTAATTCTACCAAATTTTATGCTGAATATAATGATGGAACTTCTTGGAAATATTTAAACCTTGTTGAGACTATAGAGTCTAATTTGGGGATAGGGGTGGGAGGAGCCAACCCATCACCAAAAAGATTGAAGCACCATTTTGCAGATTTTTCTGGAGTAGCTTTTAATAAGAACATATTATGCTTTGCTGCCCCCCGAGATTGGGCGAAGACGGTAGTTAATTCAATTACAGCCTATTGGATTAGATTTACGATTCTTGAGGCTGCTACGGATGCAACAGTATCGTTTACTCTAGTAGACACCGAGCTTATACCAAGGATATTTTATTCTTTATCGGAACTTTCTCCAAATGCAGGTCGCCCGTTATACCATTACTTATTTAATGTAAAACTACCAACGAAGAATAGATATGTATCAATAAGTAATAATTTAGTATATTCTGGACCCGCTGATGGATACGCCTTTCCTACAATATGCGTATGGTCAGATTTCTACCGCAACAATGCCTATGTTGGGAATGCTACAAAATTTACAGAATACGACCTTGCAATAATTACGCAAAAGGAATTTATACCTCCACCGGCATTTGCAATTGTAGTTCCATTTGCAGAAAGCTATTTTTGTGTTGGATATACAAATATTATGATTAATCATAATGTGGAGTATCAAGATTCTACTTTAGTAAATACTGATATCACTAATATTCAAAAGGCGCAGGTTGAAAATAGAAACTTTGCAATAGGCACCGGAGCACCATACGAGACAGCAGTAATAGCACAATTGACTACTTGGCCGGCGGCAAAGTATTTATCTTTAATAGGTGGAAGATTGTGGGCTGCTAATTTAGAAGAAAATGCCCATAGAGTACGTTGGACACCACCGATTCCATATCACAAAGTCTGGCCAGAAATTTCTTTTGAAGATCTAATAGAAGATGACAATAGTCCAATTACTGGATTGGTTGGGTTAAATGAAGCGCCGGTGATTTACAAACAAGATTCAATTTGGTTATTGCCCTCGGCTGGGGTTAATCAATATAATTTATTAACAGTTTCGATTGTAAAAATTGTTGCTGGGACTGGATGTGTTTCCAACGCGAGTTTACAACAAATTCGGGGAGAACATTTCTTCTTGGCTGAAGATGGGATTTATGCCTTTAATGGCACCCCAGCAATTCGAAAACTATCAGATAAAATTGATTCCATTATAGGACGAATTACAACAGCAAGAAGACAGTGGGCTGTTGCAGCAAATTGGAGAAAATATTCCTTATACTTATTGGCTGTATCTTTAGATGGCAGTCATGAGAATAATCACGTAATTGCTTATGATTATAAGAATAATTCCTTCTGGCTTTGGGATGATATAAACGCCAATTCCTGGATTGTAGATGAATCTGCCAGTGATGATGAAGAGATATACTATATGACTATCACTGGAGAGGTATATAAACTCCTACCAGGAGAACCAACTAACAATCGTGGCGAAATTGCCTCTAAGATTGTATCTCATAGTTTGAATAAACTAGGGAGTGAGAAGATATGTATAAGAGATGTTATAGTAAAAACAAAAAATACAACATCCTCTATAGATGTATCTATACGACCTGAAGGAGATAATTTTCGCGAAACTACAGGAACAGTCGATCTAACAGATGTAAATGATCCAGTTTGGGGAAGTGGAGGATATGTTGATTCAGTAAGTAACTATACCGATGAACAGGTTAAAAATGGTAGAATGGATTTTCGCGTAACATGTGATGAAGCTGAAATTGTTATTAATCATTCTAAAAAAACAAAATTCGATTTGCAGTCTCTAGAAGTTGGATTGAATATTCTTGGTGTAAGATAATGCCAGTATATTATACAACTACCCTCTCTGATACTATTGTCAAAAATGAGTTAGATAACCTCTTTGATGATGTAATTGATGGGTTATTCGGTAATATAACAGGGATAGATTTTCGTGAAAATGCTGGTATAGAAATAAAAAAGCTAGCTGGTAGTTTCCAAGAAATGGTAATCACAATTGATGCTGATGAGTGGGGAGCAGCAAATGCAATAATTGCCGCAACACCATTACCAGGTAGTGGCGGAGATATGAATTGGGTTGCTACAGATGCACAGTGGATATGTACTGATACAGGCGACGGCACAGGAACGTTCAATATAGTCTATGGAGCCTATAATTCTTCTGGAACTTGGGTAACTGCTACTACAATAGCAAGTGCAGTTGCATTGCCTAATGCTGCTGGGGCTGATGATGCAAATGATGGTAGAGCCTTAGAAGGTGGTTCAGTTAGTTTGGTGTTCGACACTACAGAAATTCCAACTGCTCCTAATAGCATTGCGATACAAGTAAATGCTGCTGGTGCAAATGTTCTTAGTGCCACCACTGGTTTCTTAACAGTAAGTGTTACTTTAAAACGCCTCTTACAGCCATAGGAGCTTTTATGAGTTTCGATTATACAGTTTCTTTATCAAATCCGATTATAAAAAGTGAAATTGAAACACGCTTTGCGAATATACAAAATAAATTCGGTAATATCATAAATGAGGATATCTCTTCCGATGCTGGGATTGCTCTGAGCAAATTATCTGCTTCTTATCAGGAACTTTGTATAACAATAGCAGCCGATGAATGGGGAGCCGCGAATGCTATTATTGCTGCAACACCGTTGCCTGGGTCAAATGGAGATACCGCATGGGTAGTCACAGACATCCAATGGATCTGTACAGATAGTGGAAACGGAGCCGGAACATTCGATGTAGTCTGGGGAGAATATGATGCTGCTGGAACATGGACAACCACAACTACAGTAGCTTCTGCTATTGCGCTTTCTAATGCGAATAGTGTTGCTGATACGGCAAACGATGCTCGTGGGTTGGAGGGTGGATCTGTATCTTTAGCTTTTGCTACCGGAGCCAGAAGCTTGGCGATCAGAGTAAATGCTGCTGGAGCAAATATACTCACAGCAACTACAGGGTTTTTAGTTGTAAGCGTAATACTACGTAGGCAGATTATTCCTTAATGGTTCAAGATCGACATATCCTGCTGGGAAGTAGGGGATTACGTAGAGCAGAAGATTTCTTTCAAAATCAACAAGAAGGAAATTTCTTACGAAAATCGTTAAACTCTGATGATTCGGAGTGGTTTCTATCGCCTGTAGGTGAATTGTATACAATATCAACCTCTACTGGGTCAGGAGTGACAAATAGATTAGTTCTATTTAAAACTCCAAGACTACAGAATAATGCGGTTTTCACTAATGTTGTATTTGAGGTAGCCAGTGGAGCAGGTGCAGAAAATCTAACCACATTATTATACTCTGCTTCGAGGGAAGATAATTATCAAATATTAACAGAAGTTCCTGGTAGCAGAATGATTTCTCCGATTAGTTCTACTGGAAGGAAGGTTGTAAAACTATCTAATCCATGTGTGATATTGGGTAATAAGGATTATTTTTTAGGTGCTCATAAATCTGGAACAGCGTTTACATTAAGGTCTACTGGTTCTGTTTCGCCAATAACCGCTACGTTGAATGCAACTGTTACAGCCATTCCAAAAGTTCTTAATCGGGATTCTTTAACAAAGAACTATGGAGTTAGCCCGTGGTTGATATTTTATGTATCAGATGCGTATGTAGAGTGTTTATAGTTATCACCAACAACCATGTATTGGATATAAAGTGTAGGTTATAAAAATGCCTAGCTTTTATAATAGCCTAAGTGGCAGAGCAAGTTCTGGTAGAACAAAGCCTGTTGTAAATAGAGCAGTAAATAGAGTTTCTGGGGGTGGAAATATAATCCCCCCACCAACAGCAGGTCCAGTCTTCGGGCTAGATGCTAAAAGATTTTTTGGATTTTCACAAAAACAACCTGAAGTAATTAGCCCCCCGCCAGCACCAGTAGTTCTACCTCCATCACCACAAGTTACGCATTCTGGTATTATTAATCCAGCAAAACCTAAACTGCTTAAAGATGCCCCAGTATCTATCAACCCATGGGCAAATCCAAACACTCCGGTATTTGGGCCTATAACAGTTGGAGATGCTTGGAAAATGAGTGGAAATCTAGAAGGCACTGGATATGATAAGAATCTTGCAACTAACAGATATGAATTAGAGTCTATGCCAACCGAAGACATGCTTGATAAACTGGGATTAGATCCAGTAGAAGCCCAGGAATATTTAGATATAGCACCAACCATTGGTGCATTGGCAAAAAATACTGGAGGTGGTGGTGGAAATGGGGATGTTGATGACCTAGATTTAGATCCAGGTGGGGCAGAAGTAGTGGAACTTACTCCCATAGACAGAAAGTGGTATGAAGATGCGGCTTCCCAATATGCAACAACTCAAGGCGCCTATGCAAAGGGGTGGGAAGATCTTACTTCTAAATACGGTGAAAATTTTAATAAAATGATATCCGACATGGAAGCTGGTTATGGACAAAATCTTGAAAATCTCAATAGACTAAAAGGAGAAACTCTAGGAGAACAGGATAAAGAATTAGCCTTAGCGTTGGAAATGGCCCAACGAGAAGGGCAATCGCAATATCGCAGACAAGCTGAAATGAACGCTGCAATGGGCGGTGGTTTGGGCGGTGGATTTTTATCTGGACAAAATCAAGCATTGTTAGATCTAACTGGGCAACAGCTTGGTGCAAGACAGGCCCATCAGCAACAACGTGCCGCGTTACTACAAGATTACGCGGATAGGGAAATGGGATTAGGAGAAGAGTACACTAGAGCTAGAACAGCGGCTCAAGGAAGATATGGGGAATTTTCCACTCAAGCTGGAATTCAGAAAACAATGGGTGAATTGCAACATAGAATGCATTGGCTAGACGAGATGATTAATAAAGCAGAAAAGGCTAAGGACCGCGAGTTGGTAAGAGAATTACAAGAACAGAGAGAAGATACTGAAATTCAAATAGCAGATATATCTGCACAGGCAGCAGGAACGGGCGCCGCATATGCCGCTGGTCTGAATCCGGCCACAGGCCTTCCATTGGTAATTAGATCATATGCAGATTTAGCTAAACATAATCAGTACTACGGGAAATAATTATGGCACAAAATATGGACAGACAAGCTTTATTAGATGCTTATCGCAGAACAATGATGCAATCGAGCAAACTGCAAGGGCAGGCACAACACGCAATAGCGGAACGTATCCGAAGAGAATCCGAGCCATCATTCTTAAGCAGGGTTGGACAAGTTGCGTTAAGTGGTGGATTAGGTTTTCTAGCTAGTGGTGGTAATCCTCTAGGAGCATTGGTTGGTGGTGCTGCTGGGCTTTTTGGTGGGGCACAAGGGCCTGGTCTTGCGGTAGGTGCTGGTATGCTGTCAAACTATCCTGGAGTCCAAGATAATTGGAGGAATTTATTCAAACAACGTTATACCGGAGGGATGTTTGGCGCCGGATTTTAAGTTAAGTAACCTTTATGCCAATAGATCTAGGAAATCTCCTAATAACTCACGCTCTGCAAGAAAAGTCCAGAAAGGCTGCTGAAGAAGCCCAAGGACGAAATATTGCGGCTCAAGCCCTTATGCAAGCTGTTAGTATGAACCAGCAACAAGAACAATTCAAATCCCAAAAGCTCGATAATGAACGCAAAGCATATGAACAAGAGGTAATGTTACAGGGGCAAATCGGAGAACGCCTTGGTAAAGAACCAATACAATTTCCAGATCCACGCCTTCAACATGTTTACGAACTAGGCCGAGGTAAGGGGGGCATGGAGAACTTCCGCCAGACGGAACGAATCGAAAGCGCAGTAGCAGGACCGCGAGAGGCAGCTAGGCTAAAGGCAGAAATGCTCCCAGAACAAGAGGAAAGTCGCAAACGCCTTGAAATGTTTAAGACCAAAGAATATAGCAAACGTCGCGAAATGGATATTGCCTCTCGAAAACGCGGAGTGGAAGCGGGGGTTTTTAAAGATCCAAAATTATCCTCAATGTCAGATATGGGTCAGAAGCTTTACCGCAATGCTGTTGCTGAAATTACACGTTTTCAAGCAGCAAAGAATTCTGCCGAAATGGCTGCGAACAGTATGGACCCGGTGGTAGCGCGAAAAGGTGTTCAAGATGCCCAGCGTTACGCAGCAGAACTCAACAAACGTTTGACGTTATTTAATCAAGTATTTGGTAAAATGGGTCTTAGTCCACCGGAATTTGGTCAATCGGAAACTCTGCCAATAAGCCCAGCAGATCAAGAAAAATCTGACATCGTAAAAGCTTTGGAAGAATACTACCGAAGCAAACAACAGTAGGCTAGAGCATGGTCTACGGAGATTTCTCCCCTAGTGAATTATCAAATCTGAGAGAGCAAAGGAATCTCAAACGTGAGCGCTATGGTTTACAAGATTTGCAGCGCCTTGCCTCTGAGGTATTAAAAACAGAAGAAATTCGTCCAGATTTGGACATTGCAGTTGATGTTGTTCGGGGGCGTATGAGGGATTTGGGTGTCTCAGACCCACGTTTTGCCTTGCGGGATTTTGATATAGACATTGCGGTTCAACAACAAAAGGAGAGAACAAAACAATATCGAGATCAAAAAATGCTCATGCTCAAACGAGCGGTAGAAACAGGGGGGCTGGATAATTTTCGTTTGGACTATACACCAGAACAGCAACAGGCCTTATCACAGGGACTTCCTTGGAAGTTCAATCAAGATCAAGCAATCAGGCAGATGATTCAGTCTGGAATTCCAGATGAGAGACTACATGAATTTATTCTCAAGGATATTCGAGATCCGGAATTACATAAGCGTTTTCAGGAAGAATTAGCCAAAGAACGATTTGGTCCATATGATTTTACCCCCGGGATTATTCAGACAGTATTTGGCCCAACCGCAAGGACAGGTAGCTCATTAGTAGGTGGGATGTTGGAGGCGGCTAGAAAAATTGCACCCGCAACACCAGATCCGTTGGAGATAGAAATTGGTGGTGTTTCGTTACAGAAATTGGGAAAACAAATTGTCCAAAATCCCAGTCAACTTTTAAAAATTCCCGGCGCCGGAGTAAAAGCAGCAGCCAAGGGGTTAATGGGAGAAGAATCCTCAACGACCCTTGCGGTTTTGGAAAAAACCAGGATGCAATATCGCCAACAGGCTATCAAAGAGGCACTTGAGCAGTTATTGGAACAATATCCAAAGATAGATCAAAATCCTCAAGCATTTGCTGAAGCATTAGAAGCCAAGACCGAGGGTGTGTTTAATAAAAAGGTAGATTCTGATCCAATGCTGAAGCATTATAACATCTCTGAATTTACGGCCGGGGCAATAGGGGATCCATTAAATTACCTCGGTGGGCCAATCGCAAAAGGCGTAGCTGGTGGAATTAAACTAGCCAGTCAAGCATTGAAAAAAGTTCCAGCAGCAGAAAAAGCAATGGATGTAATCCAAACTACCCTGCAATACATGCCTCAAGCTGGGAAATTGGAAAAACTAGGAACCGAATCTGCCTCTAATTTAGCATTGAAACTTAAATTAGCAGACACAGAAGTGGCGCAGAAATACGGAGAGGATGTAATAGAATTCTACAAGAATGTAAAATCCTCCACTCCAAAGGAAGAAATTCGCCCAGCTTTGGCAGAATTAGCAAAACGGAAGACAGAGTTAGAAATCACCTCAGTACAGAAATACTCAGCAGAAGAGGGGCTTTATCGTAGAATGTCCCCAGATGATTTAGTCAGGGAATTTCATACCGATCCGCAAATGGAAGAATCTATCCTAAAGGTTATCCAAAAAGAAGATGAGAAGACACAATTTCTTCAAAGGGAAATTCTGTGGGAAGATAAAACAACAGGAGATGTGGTATTCCGTGGAGATAAAGATGTGACCTATGGAACTCTAGGTCCAATGGAAAAGGAATTGCTGGAAGCAAAAAGAACCATGATTGAAGTTGGTTCACAGAAGATGTTAGAGAAGCTAAATCGCAATAGCAAGATCAAGTGGGCTTCAGTTAGTAATATGGTCAAAAAATTTGGTGGAGAAGCATCACCAGAAGATTGGGTTCATTTCGCCCCACAGCCTGTAGTAGATAGACTAGATGTAATTCTTAAGGAATTTAAAGATTCCCCAGGGAAAGCCGGACAAGCAAGGGAGATTTTGAGAAACTTGGGGGAATTTATTAGACCATTTAACAAGATGGTAAGCTGGGCTGCAACTGTTCCAAATTTACCATTTTTGGAACGCAATGCAGTCGGCGCAGGAATTCTAGCTACCCATGCTTTGGGGATTAAGGTGCTAAACCCTAAATTGCAAGCAGATTCATTACTAGGTGCAATTATTGGCTCACTTGGCTCCGCTAAGCACGGATGGCAGGATAGTAAAATTCTCTCACAAATTGCGATACAAACCCCAGATGGAATAATGGATGGTCGTAAGCTAATTGATGCAATGCATGATATGGGGTTTACTAATCAATTCGAAGAACTAATGAAAATGCGTACGCAATATGGAAGCGGAAAATCTCTAATCTTACTAAATAAGGGGATGGATTTTCTATTACAACCATTTTCCTACACCAACAGGGTGATTGAATTGTACCAACGATTACCAGTTGCGATTTCGTCAATCCAGAAATATGGTTTCGCCTCTAGTACTGCTAAAGCAAAGGTTTTGGAAGATGTTAGCAACTATGCTGGGAATTATTTCCGTATGTCACCATTTGAACGTAGATACCTATCAGACTGGGTGGGTTTTTATGGATGGATGAAGAATATCATTGGGATAACCTTTCGGCATATGAAGGAAAACCCTGCGGGAGTAGCCGCTTGGAGTAAACTCTGGGAGGCTAAAAAACGTGAAGAGGCTAAGGCAGTACCAGACGCAGCACTTCCAAATTGGATGGGGCAACAATTGCCGGTCGGAATCGCAAAAGTACCTGGGGGTGTAAACCTATCCTCGAACGAGCATGTGGTAACACTAATGGAAAATCTACCAGCAATGTTGACTACTTACGCAACTACTGTCATGGGAGATGGTGACGAGAACTTATTCAAGCTTTTAGCTCTAGGTCCGCAGGCAATAATAGCCCTAACTACCGGGTTTGATGTAAGTAAGATGGAAGCTACCGGGTTACCAATATGGGCAGATATGACAGGAGTTACAAACGAAGAAGAAGCCCTGGGACGAATGAGAAAAAGTAGGCTAGGTGGAGTAGTGGAAAGTCTAGCAAAACGACCTACAAAGGCATTTATGGACACCGTAAATCTATACAACGATCCTAATTGGCAACTAAACTTGCGGTTGCGATATGCTGTTGGGAGACACCTACTTGGTTTTGATAATCAGGCATTGAAATTGCTAGGCAAAAATGGTAGAAGCTTGGGTGGACAATTTGATCTAGAAACTGGTGGTAGTCCATGGGGAGCGCAATATTTTATAAGTGGTGCCCAAACCCGCAGTAAACGAGTGGATGATGCAATACAGCGTGGCCGAAAATATGGCTATGCTGTAGAACCTGGAGAGTGACCAATGGGATTTAATATCAACCAACGAGAGTCTAGAAGTATTACTGCTGCGGCATTAAATTTAAATGCTAAAGCAATTAATGCTGCTAAGACATCCAATGCTTTTTCCACTAATGGATTTGGTACATTGGATATTTTTATCAACTATACCCGCAGTACCGGAACAGCAGTAACATTTTCCTTGGAAGGTTCCAATGATGGAGGCACAACTTGGTTCAAACCGCAAGCAGAATCAGTCTCCGCTGGAGTATCTACACTTACTAATTATACCTTCAGCAATGCTGTTTCTGGTAGTGAAAAATTCGTAGTAAGCTCTAGAATTTTTGCCGATGTGATGAGAATTTTATCCCTAACAGCAACCGGCGGGGATGATGATGACGTAGCGACTGTGACAGTTAGGATGGTAACATAATGCTTCGCAAATTAAGACGTAGAGTGCTCGCAATATTAGCTATTTATGCATGGCTGCCATTTGCCTTTGCAAGACCCATGCCGAGAACCACAATGCCGCAACAAAGTGCAAGCTTAGGTGGTGCTGCTATAGCTGATATAGACTTGTCTGGGTTTAATCTTCTAGATTCTACAAGAAGTATTCAAGTAGGGGCTGATTGTTCTACTGGGCATGGTTTAGGGGCTAATGATGTATGTATAAACGGAGTAGCTGAGCATAACGGTTTACTATGGGCAGATGCGGGTATTACCGTTTCTGGTGCAGCATTGACAATGACTGGGCAAAACATTGTCTTAGCTGGGAATAATATCACAGATGCAACCCAACCGATTGAATTAGGATCTAGCTGTGCTACGTCCCAAGCTTTAGGGGCAAATGCCACATTAATATGCGGTGCAGCGGAAGTAGATGGTGTTTTATACGCTGATGCTGGGGTGGTTTTACCAATGGGACAAAACCTCTCAGTAGGTGTCACGGATGGATCAATTTTTGCTCTCCGGGATTTAGCTACTGATCAATCAGTGTTAACCACAAGCACAAATAGATATCTACTTTTAGTCGAACGAGCGGATTCTGCTGGGTATTCTATCGGAACCGCAACTAATCCAACCTTAAGAATACATTCGGCGGATATTACTGACACAACTCAATGGATACAAACATCTCATAACCAAACCGATGCAGTCTTAGAAACAGGGTTGGGGGATCTAATCTTGACTCCGGCAGGGGCAGACGTTACACTAACCGCCTCTGATTTAAATATTGCCTTAGGGAAAAGCTTGGAATTGGGTGGGTCTACTGGGGCAATATTAGTCTTACAAGATTTTGCTAGCGATGGAGCAGTTTTAGCTTTAGGACCAAGTAATACTTTACTAATAACTGAAAATGCCGATGTTGCCGGATATGCCATAGCCGCTAAGACAAATCCCACTATAAGGGTGCATTCCGCAACAATTGGTACTACTACGCAATGGGAACAGTTTTATCATGACCAAGTAGATGGGAACATAGAGACTGGTTTGGGGGATATTAATCTAATCCCCGCTGGGGGAGACGTTAATCTAGGGACTGCGAATTTACTCTCAACCGGATTTATCTCTGCACCATCGTCTTTTGTTGAACTAGGAGCAGCATGTTCTACAGACCATAGTCTTGGTACAGGAGATACATGTTCTGGTGAATTAGAAGTTAATGGTACTCTTTGGGTGGATGGCAACACCGTACATGGAGCATTCAACACCATTCAATGGTCTACTGGTGCTACTGTACCACAGATTTTCCAGAAGGATACTACTTCTGATACCTTCTTTTTTGCCAGCAATGCATCGAGATATTTTATCTTCGTAGAGGGAGCCGATTCTGCTGGGTATACTATTGGTTCTGCTGCAACAAACCCGGTTATTCGTGTTCACAGCGCAGATGTTACTACAACTACTCAGTGGTTACAAGTATATCACGATCAGACGGATGGTAATATTGAAACTGGCCTAGGGGATCTTAAGGTAATCCCTGCTGGAGGAGATGTTAATATCTCTGCTGCTGATGTAAATCTAGATTTAGGGAAAGTAGTTGAGCTAGCCGGGTCTACTGGTATGAGTATTGGGGTGGCTGATTTAACCACAGATGGTGGCTACATTGCTCTTGGTCCAAGCAAGACGCTTGTAATTATAGAGAATGGTGATACTCCATACAATATAAATGGTGGGACTAACCCACAGTTCCGTGTGCATTCAGCAGATGTATCAGACACAACTTTACATATTTTAATGCTACATAATCAAACTGATGGGTTGATCCAAACTGGGGCCGGATCCTTGTATCTAAATCCAGCTACTGATATTCTTAAGATGGATTCACGAACATGTGCGCAAGTTGGTGCTGCTGGTACAGCTGGGAGAATGGCATTAATATCAGATGCTTTAGTTACAGACAAGTGGGCTTGGTGTTTAGATAATGGTACAAATTGGGTAGTACCAGATGGGACAGATACAGCCTGTTGTTAGAAATGTATTCATGCAGATGAGTATAATTATAATAAGTATGTTAATGTCAACCAATCCTACTAACATTATCTACCACGAATCAAAGTTGTTAAATCTTTGGACCGAGATGTTGCATAACGGCATATCTGGGGAAATAAAGACCGGGGCTGGTGATTTAAAACTGCTCCCCAAAACTAATATACTATACCTCACTCCACAGACGTGTATACAAACAGGTCCAGCTAATACGATCGGCCGTATAGCATTAATTTCCGATGCAACTCCCTCAAAACGTCTGGCTTGGTGTTTGGACAATGGCTCAGCATGGATATTACCCCATGCGGTTACCCAAAAATGCTGTTAGAATAGTATACCATGCCGGTGCAAGAAGAAATTCTAGAAAAAATAGCTCAACTCTCTACGAAATTATCCAGAGTAGAAGAGGATATGAAGGAGCTTATTGGGATTGTACGTGGAGACGCAGACGGTTCGGGAGTACTCTTGCGATCAAGGCTAGTTGAAAACCAAATCGCAACGCTAGAAAAACGGGTTGATGGTATTGACAGCTCAGAAGTAAAAATGAAAATGGCAATAGTGGGGGCAATACTCACGGCTCTCACTGGGGCAATTGTTAACCTGTGGAGGAAATAATAATATGGACGAAGATGTTTTGGGATTATTTATGGATCTACTAAACTCTTGGAAAACCCACGGGATGATTGGGGGTCTTGCAGGGTTGGTTTATTTCTCAATCCGGCTTTATCGTACTGAATTATTCGATCGGGTTATGCAACAACTAGCACCGCAATTCTCCTGGTCAGCGTTAAATCGACCTAAGAGGCTGATGCTGATAGCAGGTAGCTCATTAATTGGTAGTCTCATGTTAAGTCTCACAACTGGGGTAGCCTTAAAACTGGCAGTGCCAACTGCTTTAGTGGCTACACTTGTGGCTATCGGAGGAAATGCCTCTAAAGAAAGTTTGCAGAAACACC